ATGGTAAGCTACAGCCATAAGTGGGCCCCTTCTCGGGTGATTTAGTTAAAGGTGGTATGGTTTGGCAACCACTTTGCCTTTTTCGGCTGACGTTTTGTTGGTTTTCCTCGGTCTTTAGAGGTAAAATTAACACCACAAAATTTGTTGTTATGGCTTACAACGAATTTACAACCTCAGTCTCTGTTTGGCAGCCACAGCCCGTGTTTGTGGTACCTGTTGATGACGTTGTGGTTGCGGGCTCTCTTGTTTGGGTGTTGCTGGCAACTGCTCTGTTTTCTTGGGCCTCTTTCCGGGTTGTGGTTCGTCTTGTTCGATTACTTGGGTTGTTTTTGGTACATGTCGCTTGGGTCAGCGTCGGTGTACTGTCCAGTCCTTTTTGGGTGATGTTTTACATCACCTGGCCCCTTGTCTCGTGGACCCTCCCGGGACAAGTTTCTGGTGTGCCCTTTTTGGCACAAACCGACAACTGTGGACAAGTTGTCGGCCAGGAGGGTGGTGTGGCAGAGGCAAAGGTGTTGCCTGTCACGGCGCATTTACACGCCAGACTCCGTCCTCGCGCTCGTTGGGTTAAGTCCTTGGAGGCGATCTTGGGTGATGTGCCTTCGGGTGCTGTTGGTATGCTTGTGAAAGGGCGGTGGACACCAGACCTCCCCTCTCCTTCATACTCCCCGGGATTAAATCTTGTACTTGCCCATCGAGGCGACGGGGTAAAGCTCCTTGGTGGAGGAGCTGTCCGAAGTGGTGAGGAGGGCAACAGGCGTGAGCCTTATTTTGTTGTCGAGCTTCCTGACGGCTGTGTGGAAACTGTTTTTCCACATCTCCTTGCCACTTTGTCCTCTTACGCGTTTCTCAGGAAACGCGAGGCTACGCTTGTGTTGGCTCTTCGCTCTAGGGCGTTGGACTGGTGCAAACGTCGGGGTCTTTCAGACTCCAGCACTTTGGTGGCAGTGTCTATGACACCAAAGTGGGCCTGGATTGTAACCGTGCCGGAGCTTAAGGCACGGGAAGAGATTCGAGAGGACGCCACTGAGGTTTGGTGGGCGTAGGAAAGACCCGTTGCGACTTATGGGATGTGCGTTGGCAACGTACCCCTCGTCCTCGCTGAGGACGCCTCCCTGGAGGTAAAGTCTGACGTGGTCTGCGCCGCCGAACCTAAACGGCAGATGTGGGTGGCATGGCGCACGGGCTTGCATGGCACGTGGTGTCCGGGTGTTCATGCTAACTGCCAC